AAATGTGAATTCAATTAAACTACCTGCTTGCCTATAGTCAACATCCTTAACTAATAATCTAGTTTCTAGTTTTGTTACATACCATTCTGTGATGTAAACGTAAACATGATCTTGTATATTGTCATCACTATGCATATTATCTTTCAAAAATATTCTAGGCATAGACAAGTCGTCAGTCCAAACAAATTTTTCTAATCGAGCACTATTTGTATAAACCATGTTAGATGTTTTGAATAATTCTCCACCCTGTCTAGTAACTGTAACAGCTTTAATTGTATCATCTACTAAATCTTTAATGCTATTATAAGTTTTAGTTTCATATAATCTAGCTACTTGACTTCTAAATCTATTTTTAAAATTATCCCAATCTTCGCCAGCAGTTGCTAATGCGTTTGTAATGTTAATTGAATCATTGGCATATAAGGCATCATGCACTATACTTAAATCAGTATGAATGAAAACTTGACCACCAAAGTAATGTTGCTTATTAATTGCATCATAATTATTAACACCAAATACATCACCTTCGAATCCAGGAGTTGAAGTTATTATACTTTGCCAATGTGTTAATGTTTCGCCCATTGTAAAAGTTTTTAATACTTCGTTGTTTGGGTTGTGCTTTAATGTGTTAGGCAATGACGAGTTTGTAGTTCTATTTGTGTTGTTGTTACTTGCATATTTTAAATCAACGATATCACCTACATTCAATAATTCGTTTGGTATAACGATTGTGTTTGCTGTTAGTTCATAATTGTTGGCACTTAAAAGTTTGCCATTAACTTCTACTGTATGCTGAATACTATCATAATTATCAAGTGGTATAATTGCATAGTCATTTGTTAATGTTGCATCTACTGGGTCAATAATAATTTTATCATCATAGTTATCAATTTCTAATTTATAATTATTATCGTAAGTAGCATCTTGTGTAATTTTAATTCCAGGAACATTTACTGTTCCATTGGTGTTGATTACCGTTCCACTAACAGTTTTAAATTCAATATTGCCTTCTAATAAGTTAGAAAACACAACTGGTATAGCTTTACCTATGTATATGTTTGTATGATCTACATTTGCTTTGTCTAAGTAAACACCGTTTTGTATTTCCGTTACTACACATCTTTTATCTTGCTGATGTAATGCAATACGTCTATCTGTTCTCCAAGAACTGTGTCCAATGTTAATTGTAAAATCAGAGCTGACACTATCTACATCATATGTTTCTAATGTTTCTGCTCCACTAATTTCTTCACTTTGCTTATATAAGTTAGTTAATTTATCATCAGCTTTAAATAAGTTTTGTCCTATTACCTGTCTATGGTAATTTGCATCTTTGTTAAATTGAGATGTAATACTTTGAAATTGTGTTTCAGTAAACAAATAATTTTCAAATTCATATTGTCCTATGCCATTAATGTCTTTGTATGATAACGGTATGCTTAATTCAGGATCAATTGTGCCTGTTCCTATTTTGTAGTTAAAAAGTCTACTACCTTGAAACTTGCCGCCCTTTAGTTGTTCTACTGCTAATCCACCTACTGTGTAAAGTTTAAATAGTGGCATTTGGTTAATAGCTGTGCGTTGTTGTCCAGTGTTCCATTTTGTTCCATCATAGAATACATCACTGTTTGACCAAAACGTATCTTCGGTGTCTGGTAATGCTTCTCTAACATATGCACAATTATTTTCTACTAACGAAATATCTTCTGTTAATACTCCATTATTATCTATTTGATAAAGAGCATTTGCTAAGTCGCCTTCTGTGAATGCAAGTTTTTGTCCAGCTATTATTTCAATATTATCTAGACTAGAAATCCAATCAGGTCGAGTAGCAGTTCCTGTGCCTGTTCCAACACCTGTTGCAGTGAATACTGTGCCAATGTTATTATTGTCTGCACCAATTAATGTAAAGTCTGTTGTGCCAACAGTGTTAATTGTATATTCATTTCCTTTAGCAAATATGTTAGACGGAACTACTACAATCTTTGTTGCTGTTCCTGTGCCTGTTCCAACACCTGTTGCTGTGAATATTGTGCCAACATTATTATCTGATGCACCAATAAGTGTAAAGTCTGTTGTGCCTGATGTTATAATTTTATATGATGTGCTTGCTATAAATTCATTAGCATCATAATTTTTAGTATCATTATATCCAAACGAATGTGTGTTAGTAGATTCATTTTCTAAAGTTTTATATTTCTCAGTTGGTTTAACCATAAAGTCAATTACACCAGTCCAATGATTATCACCTAACTCTGGTGAGTAATTTGCCCAGGCCCACATATTTAATTTTCCGTCAAACTCAATAATAGGTCTCTTTGCAATAAACTTTGTCTCAGTTAATTCTTCAATATTAATACCACCATATATAAGTTCGTTGATCTTTTTAAGAGTATTAATAGATGTCCACTTGTTGTTTCTGCTCCATGCAGTTTTGAATGGGCTATCTGTTTCTATTACTTGATAATCTTTTTCAGTAAAGATTACTGTAGACTTATCATAGTTTTGTGTATCAAATCCTTTTAGTCTATCTTTGTATTTTGCCCACACTGTTTCGTTTGTGCCTGGCACAATAAATTGTCTAAACTTCTTAGAAGTTGATACTTGCTGTGCATCAACAATTAATATAAAATCAATGTTACCTGTTACATTATCTACTGTTGTATACCATATTCTATGTTGGTCAAGTTTGTCTAGTAAAGTCCATCTATCTGAGAATGATATTAGTTCACCTTCTATAAATTGTGTTTTGTTTGATTCTTCTGATGGGAAAATAAATCCATCAAATATTGGTAATCTGTTAGCATCTGTATTATAAAATGCTTGCATATCAGTGGGTGTTGTTTTATTATGAGTAGTCCATAATACACTTTGTTTATTAGGATCAATGTCTATTATTTTACTTTTATCCCATAATCCACCTACTGTTACTGTTGTTTTTGTTGTGTCTGGATATAACGTTGACCTCATTGGCCAACTGTATATGTTAATTAGTTTGAGTGCTTTACCTGTTCCTGTAACAAGATATGTTTTCATACGTGAATCTGCATGCCAACCGTCACCAACAAATTTAATAAGCATTTGATCTGCTAGATCAAATGTATTGTTGTTATCTGTAATTGTGTATGTTAATTGATTAGTTAACATCTCTACTGGATTAACTACACTTGTAAATCCTGCATTATTATTGTTATTAGTATAAACTGCATCAGTTGTTCCACTTGGTTGCCATGTTTTAACATTGTCATCCCATTGATAAGTTTTTGTGTTTACTCCATCATTGAGTGCAAAGTAATCACCATGCGATGGGTTTGCAGGATATGATGAGCCAGATGTTACTGACCCTACAGTTGCAGCATCAAGTGTTCTAATACTTTCGTATATGGGCATTTGATCAACCCATGCATAATTTTGATAGTCTATAAACTTGTGTATGTTAATAGGAGGTCTATAACTGTATGATTTTGTTGCGTATGCTGTATTGTAATTGTATTCGCTAAAGTTTGTGTTAATTGAATTTGCAATGTCGTCCATTGTAATTGCATCTACTAATTTGTTATTAGTATCTGTAACTACAATTGCAGGATCTAATTTTCCATTTTCTAAATAAACATCACCTGTAGATCTATTATTTCCAGATTTATCACCAATGTAGCCTTCTACATTTTTTAGGCTACCTTTTGATATCATTTGGTCTAATGTGCTGTCAAGCCACTTTTTATTTACATCAGTATTAAAGACCTGAGGTAATAAATTTGACGATTTTATACTTGGAGTTTTATAACTTCCTGATTTTTTCTTAGACATTAAATCTTATCCTATTTCATTTTTGTAACAACGTTACTAACGATATTAATATCGTCGATACTTACATCTGGTATGAACATCTCATCTATGTTTGGTGTAATTTCAAATAGCTCTCCGAACACACTTGATTCACCGTGTGGTATAATAGTAAAACTACTAATTGACATAGATAGTTCTTTATGAACATACGCAGCTAATTCAGTAAAGTAAAATGTTTCACCAAATTCCCAATTACCTACATCAAAGAATTCGTTAATTGCTTTAACTACATTAGCTCTAATTTCACTGTCGACTACATTACTGCCTTTTACTTTAACTACGTTAAATGTTGCACGTAGTGATGAATGAGCAGTTGGTCCAAACAATGTTTTATATTTTACTGGCTTATATAAAATAGTATCACTAATTATTTTTTGTTTTTCTATGCCTGTAAAGTTAGTAGCTAATGCATTGCTCGATGGCGGAATTGGTTCTTCACCTACATTTGTCATTAACCAACTTCTGTAGTCTGTGTCATATGTTTTATCTAGAACATATACATCAATAATGTTTGTATAGCTTGGGTCAACAATTTCTCTATCAGCTGCAACATGGCGCCATTCAAATCTTAAATCTATGTCGCCTGGTGTGTCAGTGTTAGGTAAAGTTTTATTACCAACAATATCAGTAAACACTAATGGGTTATCTGGTCTGTTATCAAAGTTATCATCAACTAATGATAAGAAAATATGAGAAGCATCAATAACTCCATTAGAGTTTTGTTCAATACCACTTACGTGCATCTTACCGCTAGTTGTTAATACTCCATTTACTACACTAGTAAATTCAACTGTGTCTCTTGCTTTTTTCTTTGTCAATGAATCTAATCCACTATTCATGCTAACATTTGTAAATGCAACATCATTGCTTTCTAAAACGTATTGTGTTGTTCTTGTGTATATGTTATATCTTCCACTATCAAAACTAAAGTAGATTAACCATGTATCCTTGTCATATGAACTAACTGGTGTAGTATACGATCCTGGATCGCTGTCTAGTTCCCAACTCTGATTTTGATAATCAAACGAAAGAGCAAATGTTCTTTTTGCTTCTAAGTATGTTGTAATAATATTTGATTCTTTTGTTTTAAATAAACGTGGAAACGATGGGATAATAATATCAACTGTATAACCTGTTGGGATATTTGCATCTAATGTAATTGCACCAAGACCATTTGATCTTAATCCACTTGCTTCACCAAGCTGAACTCCAGTCTTATCTATACCAAGTCCATAAGCAAATACGTTCAATACTTTTGCCCATTTATGACTTCCATCTGATGGGTGTGAGAACTTAACCATTGCTCCTACTCTAAATTGATTCAAGTAACTTGATGCGGTTTTGCCTACTCGTTGAACTACTGATTCTGCATTATTTAATCTACCTGTATTTGCTGTATATAAATTAGTTCCTGGTGCGTCCCAAGTAAATGTTTCAGTTGGAAATGATGCTTTTAGATCATTAAATGCAGTTGTATATTTTGTATAGTAAAGGTTAATTAAATCAAAATCTGATAGTTGTGGCTTTACGTATTTTTCAAAGATGTAATCTTTATTTTGTCCCACACTTGTGGTTTTACTTTTAACTGCATCCATTTCATACAAACGACCATCAGTTCCATGTAACAATAAGTTACTGTATTCTCCTGTTGGATCTGTAAAGTCAACATATCTACTATGTCCACTAAATGTTCTGTTAATGCTTTTAACTTTTACAACACTTGATGTTTGATATCCAATTATTGTATTATAATCGTCTGCTGTGACTAATCTGTTCTGGCTTGCATATGCCATTGGAGCATTTTGTTTAATACTATCTAATGACTCAGCACTGCTTCCGTTTGTAATGCTTGTTTTTAATTGCAACGTAAATGTTGCAGTATAAGAATTACCATCAATGCCTTTGTATTGAACTGTAATGTTTTTGTTTGATAAATCGTCTGGTCTAACTACATAAGACTCGTTTTTACTTACACGATACCAAACACGTATAATTCCCTTTGGTGCATTACCAAATGTTTGGTCTGCAAAGTTAATTGATATTTGATTGTCTTTGCGTGTCTTAACTGAGTATATATCTCTAGTTGCAGCCATTACTCCATTGTATGATGTGTTTGCATACGCATCCACATTTTTTACATTAGTCCAATCTTTAACAACATCACCTGTTGATGTAATTGTTTGCACCCATACGTCACTGTTGTTAATATGATCTACATTAATATCAATAGTCTGATTATCAATTGCTTCTGTAATCTGAATATCTTGGAATGCTAGTGTTCCTTCTTTTATTCCAAAGAAGAAACCTGTATCTTTGTTTGATAAACCTAGCCCACTATTTTTATAATACAATCCAAATGCATTACTAGGATTAGGAGATTTTTCGTATACAATGTTGTCTGCGTAATCTACACTTACAATATTAAATATAGATGATTTACCATTTGCAATACCAGTTACGTCAAACTTGATTTGATTTGCATTGTTGTTTAATTCATAAAACTGTTGTGTAATATTATTTACTGTTGTTTGTTTTTTAGGGCTACCAAATTGATTACCAAATTGTAATACACTATTCATTACGGCAATAAAATCATCCAAGTTATTTACATTACTTGTTGATTCAAATTTAATATCTTGTCCGCCTAAGCTGGTTCCTGCACTACCAATTACAGACTCATTTGTTTTCACACTAACTACTTTCATTTCACCAAATGCTGGCACGTTACGTCTTGGTGTATAGCCAATGAATTCTGCTAGTTTAAAAACACTGTCTTGTCTTTCAGCTGTGCTTAAGAAGTTGTTACGTGAGTTTAAGTCAACCCTAAATGCTAAGTTGTGTCCCATTTGTGCTACTACGTCAAGTAGTGCAACAAACTCTGAACTTTCGATCCAGTCGTTGTAGTTCTCTGGATATGTGCTTCTTACATACTCAACCATTGCTGTGCGAATAGTGTCATAATCATATGCTTGTAAGTTAGCATTGATATATGATTCGTATACTGCTATATAGTCTTCAGCTGCAAAAAGTTTTGATTGTCTAATATTTTGTGCCATAATTAAAACTCTGCCTGTTCTGTGAAATCACTGTCAAATTTAATCTGCAAGTCTGTTGCAGTTGTTGTTGGTAGATATAATAATTTGACCGTTACTGTAACTGAATGAGTATCTTGATCAACAACAATACTTTGTCTATCTAATTCAAAGCGTGGATCATATGATACGATATCATTTACTTCTTCGTTTATTGCATCTGTTGTAAAATCATCCAGTGGTTGGAACACATATTCAAGTAGGTTGCTTCCGAAATCTGGGTCTGTCCATTTCTCGCCTTTACGGATATGAAAATGGTTTATCAAGTCGCGTTTAGCAAGTTCGAGACCATCTAGTCTTAAACTTCCGTTTTGTTGATTTATTGTTGTGTAGCCTACTATATTGTTCATACAAGTATTTATCTAATTCATTATCGGCTAATATAATGATTATACAATTGTAACGTTTTCTGCGATATGAAGTTTATCCTCCGGCCAATCTAAATAATATTGCCATGCAGCATCAGGAATATGCAAATTATGTAGCTTACTTGCGCCATTTATTTGATACCAACTAGGCCTAACTGGTTCTTTTATTGGTTTGGGATATAGTTTGTCAGCCTTCTTTACATTACAAGGACCACATGCTGTAACTGTATTTTCCCATGTTAGTCTTCCACCTTTTGATTTTGGAACAACATGATCTATTGTAAGTTCGTTATAGTAAAATAAATTACCACAGTATTGGCAACAGTAATGATCACGCAGATATACATTCTTGCGTGTGTATTTTGCTTTGCTTGGATTTTTATGATATGTGTTCATCATAATAACACTAGGCAACGGTATGGCTGTAGTTGGCGTATGTAAAAATTTACCTTCGTAATTTTTAACTACTCGAACTTTACTACTCCACATTGCCTTAATGGCAGTCTGCCAACTTACAGTGCTCAGCGGGTGTAAACTTAAAGGTCTTGCATCTGCGTTTAAAAGTAATACACTAGCATGCATTGTTGGATTCCTTTACCTATTAAGTTGCGATGATAATATCCGTTGTCGCGATTCTGCCATGTTTGGCAAGAACCTTTTTGTTTCAGCATAGTATACATATTCTGCTTGCAATCTACTTTTATCGTTCATCATTCTTGTTGGATACTTATTTGCTATGTCTTGTATACCTTGCCTTTTGATTAGCGATCTATCTTTTGCTATTCCATAGTCTGCAAGCATAATAACTTTTGCTTCTAATTGTCGTTGACTACGATTAACTCCGCTATTAGTCATTGCAGTTGCTACATAGTCCCATTGTCTATTTTTTACATAATCATATAACTGAAATGTTCTTTGTTCTGATCCAACTCTGGTCCAGTCGCCTGTAAAATAATACATACTTACCATACCGTCATACTGACTCTGGCTAAGTGAATCTAATACAAATATTTCTTTGAATCTTCGTTCGGCGTCTTTAAAATGTTTAATCCATTTATCAAATGCATCTGCTTCGGTTAATCCCAAACTGTCAACACCATCTGTTAGATTATATCCTATTTTTACAATGTTGTCAACATCTGTGTATGCAAATCCACTCCAGCCAATATTTCTTAACATTAAGTTAATCATCGCTGGACTAGTCTCCAAATTTCTAATAGGAACTGTTGTTTTAGCTAATGTATTATTACTAATCGGAAATAAATCAAACGGTAGTAAATCTTCTTTTGCTATTGTATTAGGTAAAGTATATATTGCCATTAGCCTGAATTTCCTTTACCTGTTTCCATTTTTTCTCGTATTGATACACCTTTCCATGGGTGATGTTCTGGAACTCTGCTACTAATACTTTCAGTTACATTTGTGTTTACTGTTTGTGCCTGAACTGCTGCCTTACTTGTTTCACCAGGTTGTGGTCCATTAATCTCTACAAGGTCTGCTTTTAAAATATAACTTGGACCAGCGGTTATATTGATACTTCCATCAGCGTTATTGTTAATATCAAGATTACTATGCACATCAATTGAGCCAACACTGCTTTCTAATTTAAGACCTTCTGAACCAGTGCTTTTAATATTAACTCCCTGATCTGCTTGCATGTTAATGGATCCTTTTGCATGAACATTATAATCTCCATCTGTTGCTATGCTAACACCACCTTTACTGTAAACGTCAACACGACCTTCTGCATCCATTTCTATCCATGCATTACCTTTGTTATTACTAATGAATATAAATCCACTAGTATCGTCCATTAAAATCTGATTACCGCCACTGGTTCTAATTCTAATATTATCATTTTCTTCGTGGTCGTCCATACTAATTGTATGTCCTTGACGTGTTGTAATGCCAAATACCTTACTTGGCGATTCTCTTCTTGCACTACTTTGGCTTTGTCCTCTGGCGTAGTCTAATATAAGACCAGATTCAATTAACTGATTAAGTTGTTTAATTTTTGCTGCTTTTGTTACTGGATCAACATTATCTAGACTATTTTTTTCTGTAGTTTGAGATAATATGATATCGCCTTCAAAATATGCCTCACTGGCAGCATTACCTCCCATGTTTGCATTTCTATCTTTGGGTGGAAGATAACCTAAGAAAAATCCTTGTGCCATTGATCCTGTGTATCCCACTAAAATATTTGATCCTACTTCAGGTGGCTGTGGCCACATACCGTATGTAGTAGCTGACCCTTCTTCAATATGTGGATTTTTAATTTGAGTTTTAATTTCTGTGTTGCCACCAAATGGAGTAGTTAGCAATACAATGCGTTCTGAGTCGGCTCCAAATTCTGGAATTTTAACAGTAAGTCTACCGTTGTGTTGTGCATCACTATTATTTGTTACTTCACCAACATATAAACCATTAAGAATATTACTATTGTATGATCCTTGTGCATAAGCACGTTTGGCTAC